TTTTTTTTCTAGAATTTGATTTTCCAAATATTTTTCTAAAAAATCTTTAAATTCAAAAACATTTTGAAAACTTTTTTTAAATTCACCCAAACCGCAAAGAGACAGCCTCCCACCGCTAAACATGCAGACCTCTGTTTTGTCAAACGAATCAAAAAAAACATTGCCGCATGGCACCGTGTAAATGTGACAGCCGCCCAAAAATTGATCAAAAACACCTTTCAAAAATAAAACATTATCCGTTTTTTTGGTGTCCATTTTCATCGCAATAATTTTTCTCATCATACACCCCTTAAAAAGGCCCTGTACGGGCAAAATAAAACAACACCGCTACAAGGACATAAACGCCAACTAAAAAGCCCCAAATTGGGCAATTTGCCGCCGATGCGCAAGGATTACCCACGCACCAACGACGCCAACTATGCAGACTGTTGCATATAACCAACAATCTCAGCCGCCATCTTTGCTTTTTGATCGTCCCCAATTGATAAAACATAAGCGTTTGTATCTGTAATTCCCAAATCCCTGCATTCCCTTTGAATTCTTAAGGCCAGGTATTTTTTAAAATCATCTTTGTTTATCATTTCTAAATCTCCTAAATTTATTTGATAAAATTATCATACCGCATAATATTTACTTTGTCAACAACAAAAAAAGGGGCAGGGTGTAGAGGTATTTAAACCCTCCAAAACGGGGGATACACTCTCCCCCCCTTTAGGGGGGGGGAGATGTGTATTACCCACACCCCCTAAATTGGACGGTTGAAAACCCTACATGAAACCCTCGTTTTTCAATGTTTTTTTGCCTGAAATAAGCCTGTGGATAACTTGTGGATAAGTATATATTTTGAGGCTAAATTGATTAAATTAAATGGGGTTTTATGTGGTCAATTGTGCTCATCTGCAAACATATTGACTAATATGTACCTTAGGGTACCCTGAGGGTACCCTAGGGTACTTTAGGGTACATGTAATTTAGCCTCAAAATCATTTTTTGTGCCAAATGTTGCAATACATAAAAATAACTATTCACAATTCAATCACTATTTTGTATAATAGCGTTACCAAATAATTTTAGGAGAAAAAAAAATGACCAAAAGAGGCCCAAAAGCAGACCTGCAAAAAATTGAATTTTACAAAAAAAGATTGGTCCAGGAAGGCGCAAAAATATGCGCCGTTGCTCGTGAGCTTAACGTTTCAAGACAAGCCGCGTTCATGTTTGCTCACAAACATTTTGATAAAAAAACAATTTGGAAAATTAAGGAATAAAAAAATGCTAGTTCAGAATCCCGATAAAAAACTTGTGACTGCGCCAGTTCTTGAGCTCAAAGCGTGCCCGGAATGTTTTTATTACGGTGAAAAATACCTTTATGCTATAAATCTGCATTCTATCTTTGCAACGGATCCTGCCTGGTGCGTTCATTGTGCAAATTGTAGGTTTGAGAATAAATGGAAATTAACTAGAGAAAGTGCGGTTTCCGACTGGAACTCACTCGAACGCCGGGACAAAACGGCGATAGAAATAATCGAGAGTCTAATTACAGACGTAATATTTAGCGCAAACTGGGAAGCAGAATATCGATATTTACAAGAGCCAATTTTGTCCAGGTCACAAATTGATGCGGTAAATTATTTGGTTGATAATGGATATTTAAAAAATGATGGCCAGAGACGCCGCGCCTGGCTTTGGGATTATTTGAGCGAAAGAATAAATTGAGAGACCGTTTGAGAAAAAAACAATTTGGGAAATTAGGGAAGAAAATGTTTAAAATAAAACCGCGCCACACTTTACGCGCTCCCAAAATAGAAGAATGCACAAATTGCGGATGGTGGTCAAGCAACAATAAGCGCCGGATTTTAAAAAATGCATTTGGTAAAAAGTTTTGCTGGTCTTGTGGAAAACCTTACGTTGGCATAAAAAAGCCTGTTGATATTTTTGGGTGTTTTTACGAAAAATGGGCGGACGTTCCAAAAATCAAAACGTCCTCATACTGGCCCCTTTAACGTTCTAAGCGCGATACCATCATTGCGCTTGCATCCGTATCATTTGAGACAATCCAGCCGTGCTCATAGCATGTTATATATTTATTCATAATTAAAAACCCTATCAGCTTTTCATTGTAAGACGGATTTAAATCGTTTTTTATTGTACGTTCACTTTTTCCATCTTGTTCTAATTTGTTACGTAGTGCGGACTTTGATACATAAGGGCGCTTGTCTCTTACTTCGCAACCGCTGGAAAACCATGCGTTGCTGAACGTTTTCATATGTTGGGAGTTGTCCTGTTTTTTCTTTTCTGGCGCTTCAGCGTGGACAATAACGGCGCTAGATACAGGCCCGCCCTCATCGTCTACCCAGCCGGGAATAAGAACGCTTTCAAGCCTCACGTAAACATCTTTGGCCTGTTCTGAATCTTTGCTTTTGTGCTGTGAGATTTTGATTGGCCCGCCATTCTCGCCAGGGGTGATCCCTATCTCAATATCTAGCCCACCGCGCCACGCTGTAGAGCCTCTGGCGCGGTCAGTCCCGCCCGTGCCAGTGTGGTGTACTAGTATTACTGAACACCGAAACTCATGCATAAGACCCGCGCAGGCGTCCAGCATTGTTTTGGCGTCTTGTGCGCTATTTTCGTCGCCGTGTAAGAATCTGTGCAGTGTGTCAACTATTATTATCTTTGGGGAATCTTTCAACTCTTTCACTTCGGACACTACGCGGGTATAACCCTCCGGCGTGTTTAAATCACACCCGCCGCTAGACAGCCAAAGATTCTTTGGTTCTACGTCATTCTTTTCACGCCAGGCACAAATTCTTCCCTTTAGGCCGTGATGTCCTTCCCCGGCTAGGTAGACAACAGGGCCATGATTGACGCGCACGCCGCTCCATTCGGGAACGCCAGAGGCCACACGTAGCGCCCAATCTAGTACCACGAACGTTTTGCCGCCACCGCTGGGGCCGTGGATCATTATTAGCGCATCACTTTGAATCCAGTTTTTGACTAACCAGCCAATGGGGGCGGGTTGTTTGCAAAATTCCGAAACAGGGATAAGCCACGATGTTTTCGGGGGCGCTAATAGTGCCAGCAGATTGCCGCCGCTGTTGTGATAATCGTTTGCGTCTCCTGTTTCCGGTGGGGTAATTACGCGGCAACCGGAGGCCTCCCCGGCTGCGATTGCGTAGCGTTGGCCTTGGCCGCCGTTGTCGTTGTCCGCGATTATCACGATATCGCGGGTAGAGCCTATATTTTCTGTGATTGCCTGGGCAACACTCGCCATGTTGTGACCGCTGAACGCAACGACACACGCAGCGCCTGTCACTTCGTGCACCGTTGCAGCGGTGGCGAACCCTTCTGCGATATAAACAGTCCCAGACTTTGGGTCTCCCAAAATATAATGCCCGCCAGTTGTTTTTCCATTTTTCAAAAACATTTTTCCGCCTTTGTTGTCGATATATTGTAGCGATTGGATTGCGCTATCTGGGCCTAAAACAGGGACAACCAACCGACCGTCTGGCGCTAACCGTGCGCCATTTGCTTGTATCTGTTTTTTTTCTAAATAAGCGTGGGCGGCAACCTCTGGGCAACTTTCCCAGATTGATTGTGCGCATTCTGAGGCGTCCGCTTGTCGCGCCTCGCGTTCAATGTCCCGCTGCCGTTTGGCCTCGGCCATTCGTTTTGAGTTGATCATGTTCTCAATTGTTGTTAGCGGCCGCCCAATATCAGCCCGCCATGATTGCTCCACCCCTGATCGCCAACACCCAAAGCGTCCAGCAGGGACGCCGTCGCTAAAAAATACATACCACCCACTTTTGCCGCGTTTTTCGTCTGTATCAAACCGGTGTAGCTGGCCGTCCAAATCTATCGAAACCGGCGGCATTATTCCAGCCGCGGCCATAGCGTCTTTTATCTGTTTTTCAATCATTTTTGTTCGCTCCTAAATCTTGGGGGCCAAATATAACACTTGACATTGTAAACAGTCCAGGGGTATAATTTTGGCATATATTTCTAGGAGGTAAAAAAAATGTTACAAATTAAAAACACGGGGGACATTGACGCTTTACATGTCAACATACTCGTTTACGGGGCGGCGGGGGTTGGTAAAACGAGGTTGATATCAACACTAGATAGCCCCCTCATTATTAGTGCGGAAGCCGGTTTGTTGTCACTAGCGGATGAATCAATCGATTATGTGACGGTGGCAACAATGCAGGATCTTTGGGAGGCGTACGAATTGGCTGCGTCTGGGAACTATAAATCGGTGGCACTAGATAGTCTTTCAGAAATTGCGGAAATTGTTTTGCAAAACGAGAAAAAAATATCT